GTGAATCACAAGTGGGATCTGCTAAACTACTTAACCTTCAAGATGCAGTGCGCTGCAGAACAGGAAGCATTGAAGTGGAAGCTTGATGTAGACAAGGCTAACAAGTACCTCGCTGAATGGGGTAACATGAAGGAAGACAAGATTGAACAGCTTGCAGAGGCCATGCCTAAGCGTGTACTAACTAAGGTACAGCAACGTCCAAAGGTAATGTACAAGAAAGATGGCGAGCTATCCTCACATGGTGAACGCTTTGAAGAGTTACGCAAGGAGTATCGGCAGCCAGAGAATGTACAGTCCTTTGTCGTTAAGACAGGTGAGGTTCGTGGTAACCCTAGTTCACCAGAGCAAGTCAAGGATTGGCTGTACTCTATTGGTTGGGTTCCACGTACATTCAAGTTTGTCAGAGGCTCAGACGATCAGGAGAAGCAGATACCACAGATCCGTAGAGAGGGTGAGCTATGCCCATCAGTCAAAGATCTAGTATCAGAAGATCCTGCAGTGTCTATCTTGGATGGCCTGTCTGTCCTAAGTCACCGCATATCAGTCTTGAAGGGTATGGTAGAGCATGAGCTAGATGGTTATGTACAGGCCACTGTTGCTGGTATGACTAACACCCTACGTTTCAAACACGCAAAGCCACTGGTCAACATACCATCAGTAGAGAAGCCCTACGGTAAAGAGATACGTGGTTGCCTTACTGCACCAGAGGGTTACACATTGTGTGGGGCTGACATGACTAGCTTAGAGGACACAACCAAGCGTCACTACATGAAACCACTTGACCCTAACTACGTAGCTGAGATGTCTAAGGAAGGGTTTGACCCTCACCTTGACCTAGCTAAACATGCTGGTATCATTACTCAAGAGGATATCGACAAGCATAACTCAGGGGAAAAGTCTCTCAAGTCTCTACGTAAGAACTACAAGGTGGTAAACTACTCCGCTACATATGGCGTAGGAGCCGCTAAGCTTGCTCGTGAGACAGGTATGTCAAAGAAGGAAGCCCAGAAGCTACTAGACGCATTTTGGTCACGTAACTGGTCAGTACAGAAGGTAGCGACAACACTACGTAAGCGTGAACTGTTTGGTGGTATGTGGGTACAGAACCCTGTGTCTGGCTTCTGGTACAGCCTACGCAGCGAGAAGGACCGTTTCTCTACACTCAATCAAGGCACTGGTGTTTACTGCTTTGATAATTGGGTGAAGAAGTGTCGTGAGAAGGGTATCAAGACAGTTGGTCAATTCCACGATGAAATTATTGCACTTGTAAAAGAAGGGGATCAGATAGAAACAGCAATGAATATGAACTACTCTATCCAAGAACTAAACGAACAGCTTAAACTAAATGTGGATCTTGGGGTTGACGCACAGTTTGGAAAAACTTATGCAGAGATACACTAATTTGCTTGACATGGATAGGTGTATAAGCTATAACTAAGTCTCTTTAACGCTCAGAAAGGAACAACAATGAGCATGGAATTAACAATCGGAACTGAGATGGGTAAGTCATTAGAGGAGCTAATGGGTATTGCCAATATGGGTGGTAGTACAGAAAGTAAACAGCCCTCTTTAGCTAGGGTGGGCATGATCCACCAAGCTGTAATGGGTGATGTAGATGTGGGTGGTAAGACACTACGCACAGAGGTTCTACCTATTGGAACATATCAAGTAGAGATTGGTGATGAGAAAGTCTACAGCGCCAAGGTTTCTATTCGTGTGTTTGCTACTCGTCAGCGTTGGCAGCGCTGGAACAATGCAACAGAAGAGATGGAGAAGACTGTTATGTCAACATCTCTGTCAAAGGATCTCAAGGATAACTTAGGTGGCTATAACATTGGACGCCCCTCTGGTTACATTGAGGACTTCAACGCATTGCCTGACGCAACTAAGGATCACATGCGTTCAGTTAAGAAGGTCAAGGTATTCATGGGTCTTATCACTATTGATAACCCTATGGATGAGACTGGTAACCCAGTTGATATCAAGGTAGAGGATGTACCGTTTGTTATGGACATCAAGAACCGTGATAGCCTCAAGTCTTTGGACACAGCTATGGGGCGTAGGTCACCTATTGAAATGCTTACTCAGGAGTTTAACCTGACAAGTGATGTAGGTTCTATCCCATCTGGCGCACAGTTTGGTGTTGTTAAAGCGGCTCCAGGTTCTAAGGTTGACATTCAAGATACGGACAATGAAACCCTCAAGAACTTCTTGGAATACGTTGACTACTCCAATGCTTCTATCTTAGAGAAGTACAATGATCGTTGTGAAGATAACGCCATTGAAGGAGAGGTGTTCTAATGAACCACCCTGCAGAGCTATCTGTCTACAGTTTCTTACAGAAAGCTATGGCTGGCGAGACTACTATTACAGAAGAGGTGGCTGATAAAGTCGCCTCTGATGTTAAGGCTGCTATGTTAAAGCAGTTTGCTGGTGGGCCTCGTGATGACTTTAGATTGCGTATGTCTAACATAGGTAAGCCTAAGTGTCAGCTATGGTTTGAGAAGAATGACCCAGCAGACAAAGCACCCATGCCACCACACTTCCTTATGAACATGATCCTTGGAGATATTGTCGAGGCGGTGTTTAAGGGGTTGCTTACGTCTGCTGGTGTAGATTTCAAAGATAACGCTAAGGTAACACTTGAACTAAAAGATGGACGTACTATATCTGGTGAATATGACATGGAGTTGGACGGTAAGATTGATGATGTTAAGTCAGCATCACCTTGGTCTTACAATAACAAGTTTGAGTCATTAGAGAAGCTACAGAAGGGTGACAGCTTTGGCTACATCTCACAGCTTGTAGGTTACGCAGAAGCGGCTGGTAAAGGTGTTGGTGGCTGGTGGGCTATCAATAAGGCTAACGGTGAGTTTAAGTATGTAGATGCTTCTTCTGTTGATAAGGATAAGGTGCTAGAAGAGATTCAACAATTAGTGGACTACATTGATAATGATGAGCCATTTAAGCGTTGCTTTGATCCAGTACCAGAAACTTATTACAAGAAACCTAGTGGCAACATGGTCCTATCGAAAGAGTGTGGCTTCTGTAGCTTCAAACATAAGTGTTACCCTGATATGAAAGTGTTACCCTCAAAGGTATCTAAATCAGACAATCCTAAAATGGTAGAATACACCTATCTAAAAGAGTACTGAAAGGAAATATAATGGCTACTCTAACTATCAACGAAACTCAATACGACATTGATGAGACTAACGAGGATCAGGTACAGGCTTACAATGAGCTTTTAGCTAATCAAAATATCCAGCAACAACTGGACTACCAGCTTGCAGTACTCAAGGAGCGCTCTGGTATTCTAGCAAACATCCTGAAAGGTATGCTGGTAACAGAAGAAGATGGTGATGGTGAAGATAAATAATCGTCGCCACAATAATCGCACATATCGCAGTGGTCTTGAAGTCGAGGCTGCTGCGTTTTTGTCTGAGCATCAGAAAGAAGTTAGATACGAGAAGTTAAAGATAGAATGGGAAGATCTAAAATACCGCACATATACACCAGACTTTGAGTTGGACAATGGTATTATTATAGAAACCAAGGGTATCTTTAGCGCAGCAGACAGGAGAAAACATCTTGAAGTACAGCGACAACATCCTAAGTTAGATATACGATTTGTCTTTAGTAACGCAAGATCAAAGCTCTACAAGGGTGCCAAGTCTAGGTATTCTGATTGGTGTGATAAGTACGGTTTCAAATGGTCACATAGACTAATACCAAAGGAGTGGTTGACAGAACGTGGTAAATGTTCTAAGACTGCTAGGATAACTGTTAAAAAGAGGAAAACCTAATGGGCCGCTATGAAGTAAAAGAGGATGAGGTAGCTTTGATTACCAAGCCTATCTTTGAAGAGGACGGAAAGTGGAATGGTGAGGTTGCTACAGGTATATATGTTTCCCCTGATCTAGAGCCAAGCATACAGGCACACATGATACATATAGTTACACTCATGTCAGCGTTCTTAGATTGGGTGGAAGAGTACCCAGACATCTTAGATGAAGTAGAAGACCACAGGAACATGTTAATGGAAGAGAATATGGAAGATGAAGAGAAGCCTGAGATCATTAGAGATGGTAATGTCTTGACTCTAACTCAGTGGACTAAAACAAAGGGTAATGCATGATAGATCTAGTAAACAAACCAGTACACTACAATCAGGCTGGTATAGAATGTATAGAGGCTATAGAGGCTATGACAGAGAATATGTCTGGAGCAATAGCACCACAAGCAGCTAACGTGCTTAAGTATATGTGGCGCTGTGAATACAAGAATGGCCTAGAGGATATTGATAAAGCTATTTGGTATCTAAACAGAATGCGTAAACGTTGGGTGGAGACACACAAATGAGAAAGTTCAGTGTTACATTTTTACTTAAGTTGGACGAGGACAACAACATATTATCCTCAGTAGAAGATGCACATGAAGAAGATGTGTTTGATTATATCAAGGACTTGTTCTACGATTCAGAAGCGATTAAAATAGAGAACCTAAACATAAAGGAACGGCAATGATTAACGAAACAGATCTAGAAGCATTTGGATACTTTGATATGTTCCAGAACAGTCCTGACTACGGGGATGACCCACTACGCTTCTACAGTCAATTTGTAGAGGATAAGGTCTTCACCAAGGGCAGAGAGCGCCTAGTAGAGAATACACTGGGGCTTGTAGGTGAGTCTGGTGAGGTAGCAGAAAAGATAAAGAAGCTGTTTCGTGATAAGGGTAAGTTTAGTGATGAGGATGTATTGAAAGAGTTGGGGGATGTACTATTCTATGTCGTAGCTCTATCAAACATATTTGGTGGTAATCTAAAGAAGACTATGGAAATGAATATGACCAAGCTGAACGACAGAGAGCAGCGTGGTAAACTAAAGGGATCAGGAGACAATCGATGAATAACTACCTACCAACAGACTACCAGAGCTTCATTGCTCTATCACGATACGCCAAGTACTATGACGGTAAGGGGCGTGAGACTTGGGGCGATACAGTACAGCGCTACATGGATAACGTAGTACACCCAAAGGCTGGCAAAGACAGTTACGTCAAAGCCATAGGTGAAGCTATTATGAACCTAGAGGTTATGCCCTCTATGCGAGCTATGATGACTGCAGGACCAGCACTTGACAGAGACAACACTGCCGGGTATAACTGTAGCTACTTACCCGTAGATGATCCTAAAAGCTTCGATGAGGCTATGTACATCCTCTTGTGTGGCACTGGTGTCGGGTTCAGTGTCGAGCGGCAGTACGTTAGTAATCTGCCTGAAGTTCCTGAGTTGTTCTACAGTGACACTGTTGTCGTTGTCAAAGACAGTAAGGAAGGTTGGGCTAAATCGTTCCGTCAAGTTCTTGCTCTCCTCTGGGCTGGTGAGATCCCTAAGTGGGATGTTTCTCGTGTACGTCCTGCAGGTGCTAGGCTTAAGACGTTTGGTGGTAGAGCTAGTGGCCCAGCGCCTCTAGTAGAATTGTTTAACTTTGCTATCACAACCTTCAAGAATGCACAAGGACGTAAGTTGTCTAGCGTAGAATGTCACGATCTTATGTGCTTCATTGGTCAGATTGTTGTAGTTGGTGGTGTTCGGCGTAGTGCTATGATCTCCTTGTCTAATCTTAGTGATGATCGTATGCGTCACGCTAAGTCTGGTCAGTGGTGGGAGACTGCCTCATGGAGAGCCTTAGCTAATAACTCTGTGTGTTATACTGAGAAGCCAGACATGGAAACGTTCATGCGTGAGTGGACAGCACTGGTTGAGTCTAAGTCTGGTGAGCGTGGTATCTTTAATCGTGAGGCATCTAAGAAGCAAGCAGAGAAGTATGATCGGAGAGATCCTAACTATGACTTTGGTACTAACCCCTGCAGCGAAATCATTTTACGCCCATATCAGTTCTGTAACTTAACGGAGTGTGTTGTACGTGCTACAGATACTATTGACGATCTGGAAAGAAAGGTTCGCTTGGCTACGATTCTGGGAACCATTCAGTCCTCATACACCAAGTTTCCATACTTGCGTAAGGTGTGGGCGAACAACACAGAAGAAGAGCGGTTGCTTGGTGTGTCACTTACGGGAATAATGGACAACCCTCTTATGACATCAGCAAATGCTGGACTGGAGAAAACTCTTGAACACCTTAGAAATGTGGCTGTTGCTACTAATGCTGAATGGGCTGACCGCCTTGGTATACCTCATAGCACTGCGATTAGCTGCCTCAAACCCTCGGGAACGGTATCACAACTGGTGGATTCAGCCTCTGGGATTCATGCTCGCCATAGTCCCTATTATATCCGTACTGTGCGTGGTGATAATAAAGACCCCCTGACACAGTTTATGAAGGACAAGGGTGTACCTAACGAACCATGTGTGATGAAGGGGGACACTACTACAGTGTTTAGCTTCCCTGTTAAGTCACCAGAGGGTGCTGTTACACGTAATGATATGACTGCCATTGAGCAACTAGAGATTTGGCTAACGTATCAGCGTCACTGGTGTGAACATAAGCCAAGCGTGACAATATCAGTACGGGATTCTGAGTGGATGGAAGTGGGTGCATTTGTGTACAAACACTTTGATGAGATGTCAGGTGTGTCTTTCTTGCCACACTCAGATCACACTTATCAGCAAGCTCCTTACCAAGACTGTTCAAAGGAAGAGTATGATGAGTTACTATCCACTATGCCTAAGAACATTGACTGGTCAGAACTAAGTCAGTATGAAAGTGAAGACAATACTGCAGGTAGTCAGACTATGGCATGTAGTGGTGACACTTGTGAGATAGTTGATCTGACATGAGTGGTATATACACATTAGTGGGGCGGGTTGACTGCCCTCACTGCTCCAGCGCTATGGGGTTATTGAGAGACAATCGTATTGAAGTTCAGTACTACTCCCTCAATGATTCTAAATGGGTACTTGACTTATTCAAAAAGTCTGGTATAAAGACGGTTCCACAAATTTGGGATCGGGAGGGTAATCACATAGGTGGTTACTCAGAACTCA